AGAGATTAAGAAAGTCTACGGCTATGAAATCAACAGCCGTCAGATTGCTTGGTGGCGCTGGAAGATGTATGAAGGTCTGAAAGACGACCAACTCATGTATCAGGAGTTCCCGCCCACTGAAGACTATGCCTTCATTATGACGGGTACTAACTTCTTCTCCACCGCCCGTTGTACGGATGCGGCAAAGGAGGCAAAGAAAAAGGTGCCGGATAACTACCGCTTTGTCTTTGGCGCCAACTTTGAAGACACGCAGTTAATGCAATCAACCGAGCGCCTAGCCACCCTGTCCATCTGGGAAGAACCCAAGGCAAACGGCTACTACGTCATCGGTGCTGACCCTGCCTATGGCAGCTCTGATTGGGCAGACAGATTCTGTATTCAAGTTTACCGCTGCTATGCCGATGGTATGGATCAGGTGGCAGAGTTTGCCACGTCTGAACTAAACACCTACCAGTTTGCGTGGGTGATTTGTTACATCGCCGGGTTGTACAAGAACTCAGTCTTGAACCTTGAAGTGCAAGGTGGCGGTCAGGCTGTCATCAACGAGATGCGTAACCTGAAGCGCCTAGCAGGTGCCATGCAGACCGACTACGGCAAAGCCCTGACTGACGTCTTGTCCCACATGCAGTATTACCTGTGGCGCAGGAATGACTCCCTTGGCGGCATCTCCAATAGCCTTGGCTGGCTGACCACCTCCCAGACCAAGGAGCGGATGCTCAACTACTTCAAGGATTACTTTGAGCGTGGGATGCTCAAGGTCTACTCCCTTGACCTGCTAGACGAGATGAAGAGCATTACCCGTGATGGGTCACAGATCGCCGCCTACGGGCGTGGCAAGGATGACAGGGTTATGGCTACCGGTCTCGCCTGTGCAGCCTTTGCAGAGCAGCTACAGTCCCGCCTGATACAGGGCAGGCTCACCCGTGAGCGCCAAGCGCCCATTGAAGACAAGACTCCTGACCAGATGGCATACCAAAAGTCAGTGAGCAATTACTTAAAAAACATAGGCTATGGTCGATAGACCCTATTCCAAGGAAGAGCTACGCAAGATCATGCGCCGCTTCTGCGCTGACAAAAAGCGTGGCATCAGCATTGAACACTTCTGCGAAATAGCGGGGGTGGATGTGCGTGACTTTCGTAAAGCCTTCCTTGAAGACTCAATCAACATATCCGAAGGTATGCAGATACGAGTCAGCAAAGCCTACCGCTCTTTTGAGAGGGGTGACTTGGTGGTGTACGAGCGTTGGAACAAAACCCGCTTTGTCGGCTACCGCCAAGAACCCAAGCCAGCCTTTAAGAAGAATATAGGGTTCACCCTAACCAAGGATGGAGTCAAGTTAAACGTTGGTGTAGTCAACCGCAGAGACTACACGCAGCCCACCTTTCTTGAACATTTGGAAAACCTACCGGGGAGGAAAACATGGTCGTAAAAGAATGGCGTTGTGCCCAACACGGGTTCTTTGAGGGAACCGATCCCATCTGCCCACAAGGGTGTGAGGAAGACATCATGCAGGTATTCCTTACGCCTGTGGCAGTCAAGTCTAGCCGCACCAAGAAGGCTGACAAGACGCTAGAGCAACTAGCGCTGGACTACAACATGTCTGACATCAAGTCGGTCAGAGAGGGCGAAGCCCAACCACGTCGCTTTCCTGAGCAACCAGTGCAAGCGCCTACCAACCCGTTTGCGGTGCAGTGGGGGCGTCCACAATCCATTGGCAATTACAGCCTTAACAGCATTGCTGGCGAAAACCCAAATGGTCTTGCGGCGGTCAAGCAAAGTGGAGTACAGTTGACTCAACCCAAAGCGGCTAGCTACATCGCTGACCACGAAAACTTGAAGATTTCCAAATAATGCGTATCCCCAAGAAAGAAGCTGACCGCCTGTTTTTTGTGATGGATTTGGTGCAGAAATGCAACATCTCGGTGGAGCAGCGCAAGACGAACTACAACACGCTGCGTAACTACTTCTTGTTTGGTTCTGCGCCCAATGACTCGCCTGCGGCCTACAACAAGATTTACCCGCACATTGACCAGTTGGTCAGCTTTCTTTACTCGGCTGAAACCACCCGCTTTAACATTCACCTTGGCGCCGCTGCACCCAAGGAAGAACACAAGAAAGTCCCAACCCTGATTGCTGCATTGCAAGACGAGTGGTTGAACAGCAATGCGGACATGGTATTTAACGACGCATTGACTTGGTCGCTCTGCTATAACTCAACCTTTATCAAGTTGATTTGGCGCAATAGCGTCCACCCGTTCTTTGTTGAGCCGGGCGCCATTGGCGTACTCAGAGAAGACATCCCCTACTCTGACAGGCAGGAGGCGATAGTCCAGAAGTATTACATCACGCAGTCTGAGTTGATGTCCCGCCTGTACAACCACCCCAAGCGTGACGAAATCATTAAGACAATCACGCTCTCTCGTCACCAGCGTACCGATTCCCCGCAGGGTGTAAGCCGTCTTATTACCAGTCAGATCAATCCGATCATGTACGGCAACGTCAACCTAGATTTACAGTCAACCAACATGTACAAGCCCAACGTGGCTGAAGAAACATGTGAGATGACTGAACTCTGGGTCTATGACGACGAGGAAGAAGACTACCAATGCATCACCATTGCCGACCCGGGTGTGATTATCTATGACCGCCCCGGTGCAACCGTGTTCTTGAAGGGCGAGTTGCCCTTTATCCAGATTTGTCCCAACCCACAGTACGATTACTACTGGGGTCAGTCAGAAGTCCAGCGCCTAATCTACCTGCAAGACATGCGTAACAAGCGTATGGGCGAGATTCTTGACCTATTGTCCAAGCAAACCAGCCCACCAACAGCCTTGATTGGTTTTACGGGCATATTGGACGAGAAAGACTTTGCACTCAACCGTGCTGGCGGTCTATTGGCTACAGATATGCCAAACGCCAAGATTGAAAAGCTCTCACCGAACATTCCAAACGATTTGTTCCGTGAAATCAATGAGATTGACAACATGTTTGCCGAAATGTCTGGCATTTCAAGCGTATTGCAGGGTAGAGGCGAGTCTGGCGTGCGTTCAGCCGGTCATGCAAGCCAACTAGCACGTCTAGGCTCCTCAAGGGCCAAGAAAAGGGCGCTCATCGTGGAAGATGCGCTTGAAAAGGTGGCGACACTGTACCTGCGGATGATGCAGCGCTATGACAACCGCACCTACAAGACCGATGAGGATGTCAAATTCATTGCAGAGCAGTTCACCAAGGACTACACAGTGAAAGTAGACGCTCACTCCAATAGTCCAATCTTTATGGAAGACTCTCGACAGCTTGCTTTCAACCTATTCAAGGCCGGAGCATTGACCAAAGAGCGGCTCATTGATATGGTGGAGCCACCCATGAAACAAATCATCAAAGAAGATTTAAGAAAGATGGCGCAACAGCCACAAGCAGCGCCTCAGCAGGCTCCTCAACAACAACCGCAGGAGGGTCAGTGATGGCTAAGCAGGCTGGCACAGGTACTGGAGTGGGCGATCAGCCCCGTGTGACACAGAAATCCTTGCGTCAAGAAGAAAAGGGGAATACCCTTTCCTACAGACAACCAAGATTGGGTTCTCCACAGAACCAAAGAAGTTACAGGAATTACAGTAGGGGCTAGCGTGAAAGGAGTGTAGTATGTACGGCAAGAAAATGAAGCGTGGTCGTAAGACACGTCGGTAATCTGTAATAAGGAAAAGGGTGTGGCTGCTTCCCCTTGGAAGTAAGTGGCCGCCGACTTTTAGGAGACTAAAAATGGCACGCAAAGCTCGCAAAGGCCGTAAAGGTCGCAAGTAATCGGTAGCCCTCGGGCTTCCAGTCAGGGGGTAGGTGAGTGTTTACTTACTTACCCCTTGACAAAACACCAAATTTTTTTAATCTTTTGCTGAAGTAAGCGCTTACTGGAAAAAGATGGACGGTCAGGAACAGGCAATAATGAAGTTGATGGAAACCGAAAGAGGCGGTGAGGCTACACCCACCACGCCTCCGTCTTCACTTGCCGACGCTGAGACCCCACCTATCGGCTCTCCCATGTCCACGCCTGAACCCAAAGAGGGCGAGAAGGCGGCAGCGAGAATCAACATCCAGATGGCGATGGACTTGCTACAGCAGTCACTGCCAGCCCTAGGTTCCGACTCGGAAGAGGGCGCAGCGATTATGAAAGTGGTCAAAGAGTTGACCAAGGCTTTTGGAGAGCGGGAAGCCAAGAGCAAAGAGTTAGTACCCGCAGAGATTATGCAACTCATGCAAACCTTGCCGCAGGCAGGGGGAGCAACGCCAGAGCAGCGAGTGGCTGCTTCTGCTCCGGCACCTACTGCTCCGCAGCCAACACCACCCATGCAATAGGAGACTTTCATGGAACTGTTCAAACCCCGGGGCGCTAGCCATATTCGTGACCCCATCAGCAACAAAAAAGACAATGGGCAGATTGAGAATCCCCCCCGGTTTTCTGAGATCGGCGGACTTGAGAACCCCAACAAGGCTACTGCTAAGAACACGATGATGAAACTTAGCAAGCCGGGCGACACCAAAAAAGTTATCTAACTTAAGGAAAGGGGCTAGCCATGAGCTTAGAGAACTATTCAAACGAGCAACTGCAAGAACTCGCACTGCTCACCAAGACGCTTGCTGAAGACAAGAATACTCGTAAAGAGTTTCTGCGTCTGACTAAGAAGATTCGTCCCGACCTTCCTATTCCTGAACTGGAAGTGGAAGAAACCTCCGCTCAGTACATGGCGGCAGCCGATGCCAAGATTGCGGCAATGGAAGCCAGACTTGCTGAGAAAGAGGCACGG